GGGGGGGGGGGGGGGGGGGGGGGGGGGGGGGGGGGGGGGGGGCTAGGAGGGATAGGGATACGCTCATGTGAATTTTTCACAGGAGTGGGTGGGGGTGGTAGTAGTAGTGGGAGTAGTCATAGTAAGAAAAGTAGGTAGACTAGGACATATTTGGGGATGTTTTAGGTAGGAGACTTGACAAATGGGTTGGAATTGGTTATATTCGGGTTATGAGGATGGATCCGCCGATTAAACGGATTTGGCAGCTCAGCGCAGGAATCCGTGAGGGCATTGCTGCCGGCAAAACCGACGCGTTGATTGCGGATGAGTTGGATTGCACTATGGACGTGGTGCAGAAGGTCCGTGCCGGCAAGATTATGAGGCCGGGGGGTGGAGGGGTCTGCACCTGGGCCGAAAGCGAAGCGAGTGAACCTGCAGGGGCTGGAGTAACGCATCGCAAGGTCGCCGCCAGCCCGTCCTTAGTGGAGTAGAGCTTCATACCCCTGCAGGTCGTAGGAGCGTAGTGAGATGAGACAGCCAAAGGCTAATGGGAGTGGGAACGGCAGGGGTCGGCCGCAGGAATACTCTACGGCGCTTTTGCTGGAGGCGTTGGCGGTGAGTCGGACGGTGGAAGAGGCGGCGAGTAAGGCAGGGTGTAGTGGGGCTCTGATTCATACGCGTGGGAGAGATGATTTTAAAATCCGGCAAGCCATTAAGAAGCAGAAGGAAGAGCGGGAGGACGAAATAGCCCGGTCGATTATTCAACATAGGGGGATCCTAAGTAAGGTCGCGACGGAGTTAGACTTAGGTAGCGCAGCTTCAGTCCGTTATCACATCACTAGATCTCCGGCGCTGCAACAAGTGTTTGCGGATGCCCGTGATAGGATGATCGATACGGCGCAAGATAATATCTTCACTGCAGTGGACGCCGGAGACCTTACGTATTCATGGAAGCTGCTGCAGACCCTAGGCAAGGATTTGGGTTATACTGAACGACGTGAGGTGGACACGACAGTGACCCACACGCTTGACGACACCGACACCGGCAGTTTGGTCGAGATGCTGAATCGCCTAGCGGAGAGTCATCCCGAAGCAGTGGAAGCAGAATTCAGCGTGTTAGGTGATGAGGATAGGGCATTGTTAAGTGGGGCGCTGGAGCGAGAGGGTGGTGGAGACGAGCGGGGTGGGGCAGGGCCTGCACTTGGGGATGGAATAGGGCAGGGGCCTGGAGTGCATACGTCTGAGGGGCCTGCATCCGATGGAGCCGTGTCCGCATGACTGTCGCTGCGATTAATCCAGCTGTCCAGCCCGCAGCGGCGCGGGAGCCTAAGGAAGTATTGGAAACCGTACTTGGGCGGGAGCGGGCGAGGGTAGGGTTGATAGATTATGCGAAGTTCGTGGATGATGTTTATGAGCCTTATGCGGTGCATCGGTATATAGCAAGGAAGCTAGAAGCGGTCGAGGCTGGTCTGCTACGCAGGCTGGCTATTTTTGTGCCGCCGGCAGTCGGCAAGTCCCGCATTGCTAGTGAGATCTTTCCGACTTGGGTGATGGGCCGGAATCCTAATTTCGAAATAATCGAAGCGTCGTATAATAAGGACAAGGCTGCGGAGTTCGGCGGAGTGTCGAGGGATATTATTAAGAGCGATGCGTATAAGATCCTATTCCCGAAGACACAGATATCGACTACGGCAGCAGCGGCGGATGCGTGGAAGACCACTACCGGCGGATCGTATAAGGCCAGCGGGACTGCCGGAGGTATTATAGGTTTCCACGCACATATCGCTATTATTGACGATCCATTCAAAAACTATGCCGAAGCCGCTAGCCTGCAGAACCGGCGAGACGTCTGGGACTGGTACTCCGGCGTGCTGCTGAATAGGCTGCGTTCGTACAAAGGCGACGTCGGTGCTGTGATCCTGATCATGCAGCGCTGGCATGATGATGACCTTGGAGGACGATTGGAGAAGCTTCATGACCAAGGTGAAGAAGAATGGGACATTATCTCGATTCCAAGCATTGCGGAAGAGCATGATGCGCTTGGTCGGGAAGTCGGAGAAGCCTTGTTGCCGGACGGACCTAACCGGCGACCCATTGAAGAACTCCACGCTATCAGAGCCCGGAACCCAGGCCTTTTTATCGCTCTGCATCAGCAGAAGCCTGTAAGCGATGAAGGGGATATGTTCAAGCCCAGTTGGCTGATGGAATATGAGCCGGGGCAACTGCCGGAAGCATTGACGCATTACGGGACTAGTGATTGGGCACTGACCAAGGGTAGTGGAAACTACACCGTCCATATGGTCTTTGGAGTGGATGCAGTTGGGCATATCTGGATCAAGACACTGTATCGCCAACAGGTGGATATAATCGAAGGCACTGATGCAGCGTGCCAACTGATGCTTGAATTCCAGCCGTTGAAGTGGTTCAGTGAGCGGGTGATGCTGCAGAAGGCGATTGGTCCAGTCTTACGGAAGCGCAAAGCGGAACTTGGAGCATGGACAGTGTTAGAGGAAGTAAGCGTAGTGGGATTCGGTGGGAAGGATTCGCCGGATCGTGCCGGCGCGTTTGCCGGCGCGTGCCAGGCAGGTTATGTGCACATTCCCTCCGGCGCGCCCTGGACCGAAGAATTCAAGTTTGAACTCTCTCGGTTCCCGAACGGTAAGTATGACGACATAGTTGATGCGTGCGCGCTCGTAGGTATGAACATTAATAAGTTGCGTGGCATGAAGCCGGCGCCGATTGAGCCTTCCGGCGTGCCGGTCGTGACTCCGACCATATACACTTTCGACCACCTCATGGGGCAGAGGAAACTACAACGCTACGGCATCCGGCCCCGTAAAGAAAGTATAGTAGTCCCGTTCGAAGAAGGTCCGCAATTCCCGGACACTGTCGTTGACTAACTCATGTGAAATAATCACATAAGATGACTATAGACACTAAAAACGTTCTCCCTTATATGTCCGATAGCGATGTAGAATACTTCTGGAGCGGTATTCAGAAATCGGATGACTTAGATGCCTGCTGGGAATGGAGCAGGGCTCTATCCTCCTATGGATATGGAGTGTTGCGTATACAAGATGGAACGTGGACATCCCATCGAATAGCTTATATGCTGGAGTATGGAGATATGCCTAACGGGGTGTATATACTTCATAAATGTGATAACCCTCCCTGTTGCAATCCTTCTCATCTGGAGCTAGGAAGTCACTCTGATAATCAGCACGATCTGTATCATAAGAATCCCGATGAGGTAAGGGGTCATGCTAAACTTACTTTAAATCAGGTGAGGGAGATTAGAAGAAGGTATACTGCTGCACAGGGGCGTAGAGGGATTCAAGTAGATCTGGCTAGGGAATATAAAGTAACTAAGAACAATATAGGTCGTATCATTCATAATCAGACGTGGGTGGAATAGACCTTATGCCTTATCCTTCTAAAACTAGTGATAGAGTACAGTATTGGACGGACCAGATAGAATATACTAGAAGAAAGGTAAAGCCTCTATTTGAAGCGTGTAACGTACTGGTTTCACAGTATTATAATGAACCCACCACCGAAGCGGAGCGAAACCAGGGGGACTTTGGTGAGGAAGAACACATCCGGCGAACTAAGTCGAATATAGTCTTCGGGTTCATTGATCAGAGTTTGAGTAACATGCTGGAACGAGATCCTACGTTCCAGTGTCATCCTGAGACTAAACAAGCAGCGCAGCGCATTAATCCAGCCGATCCGAATTCGCTCTCTCTCGCTGCCGGCACCAGCAAAATCGTCAACTATCGCTACCGTGAGACTAACCAACTCCGAGTAGACGAACGTGTAGCACTCAACGCATTCCTCTTCCCTTATGGCGTAGCGAAGATCGGCTATACAGTCGACTTTGATCAGCGATTCCAGGAGCTATTGCAGACAGATATTAGCCCTGACCTGGAATTCGAGGATCCAGAGGACGAGAACCTGTTTCTGCAGACTGGCCAGGGCGTGCGGGTGACTGAGGAACAGGATCACGTCGCTCATATTGAGTCGCATACTAGACTACTGCAAGATGTGTCAGTGGGGATTCTGTCAGACGACGTCGAAGTGCGGGAATCCGTGGTCAAAGAGCATCTTGATCTGCATAAGAAGTTCCACGATCGGGGTAGTCCTGATGCGAACACTAACGTGCAGCGAGAGTCGCCGTTTGCAGTAAGTTGGCCGCCGGATATGTTCTTCACGGACCTGCTCAGCATGGAGGGTCCGCAAGATGCTCGATGGATGGCGTTCGAGTGGGAGGTGCCAGTTGATGAGGTGCAGGGGAATCCGACTTATTCGAATACGAGTGAGTTGAGGGGGAACAGGTGGAAAGACGCGCCTGACCGGCCGCAGCATTTGGACACTGATGGTTTCGATATGGTGAGAGGGTGGGAAATCTGGGCTAAGAATTTCCCTGTAGGTCGTGGTAAGTTCCGGGATTTGCTCATCGTAGTGGCAGATGACCATGATAAGTTCCTTCGGTATGAGGAAGAATGGCCTTATGATCGGATAGATGACTATCCAGCGGAGGTCCTTGCGTTCCACACAGGTATCAAGAGTTGGTTCCACAAGCCTCCAGTGTTGATGGGTGGAGGGGACACGGTCCAGAGCCTCGTGAATGAGGTCTTGGATGCGAATCTTTCCATTATACGGAAGATGAAGAACATCTGGTTGGTCGATCCGGCAGCTGGGATTGATCAGACCACTATTCAGCGCATTCTGCAGGCCCCTGACGGTAGTGTGGTGGAAGTGCCGGGACTGATGGAGATGAAGGGGAGTCCTGTAGTCGCGCTTCCGTTTCATAATATTCCGCCTGAGAAGCATCAGTTGCTTGGTGATTTGCAGAGTATGTTTGACAGGGCGCTCGGGACACCGCAGCCGATTTCGCTGCCGGATACTGATACTGCAACTGAGGCGCAGATTGTTGAGAAGAGGAATACGTCGAGAGAGAATAGGAAGTCTGGGCTGCTTTCTGAGTTCCAAACGCGTAAAGCGAGGAAGATGTGGCAGCTGGACGCGCAATTCCGGCCCGCTCGGCTCTTCCCCCTGATGAACGATGCGGAAACGTTCCTGGAAATCGGAGCGGAGATAGCTAGAGGGGAGTATTTGTTCACTATGGACATTACTTCCCATACGACGGCAGTATCAGTGGAGCGCAGCCAGTGGATGGACTTGTTGAACTTGTTTGCAGGCTTGACACCAGTGTTTATGCAGGCGTTCGGGGCTCCGCCGAACTTGCCGGAGTTGGCGCGTAGGCTGCTAGTGCGGGGATTTAATGAACAGATGATAGAGCAGATCCTTCCGATGCTGCAGCAGGCAGCGGGGGGTGGTGCTGGGGGTGGCACTGGTCCTGGCGCACTGTTCGGTCCTGATGGTCAACCCCTTCAGGAGCCCCCTGCGGTGCAGGATCCCGGTGCAGCGGCGGCGGTTGCAGCGGGGAGAGAGGGAGATAGGGGGATAGGGCCGGCGCAACCGGATAACTTTAATAGGGATCTACCGAATCCAGGCCGGCAAGCCGGCGAAGGAGTGACAGCGTAATGCCAGGCGAAGCATCTTATAGTCCCGCTTTTGGGAGTGTGCTTTCCAGCACTCATCTTCACACTCCATTCAAGAAACGTAAGCCGAGGGGGAGGAAGAAGAAACCGCTTCGGCGGGCGGCGCTGAAGGTTTCGAGTGCTACTAGAAGGTCATTGAGGAGGAAATAATGCCTGTAAAGAAGGGAACTTGGGGAGAAGCGATTAACAGGTTCGCGAGGGAGAAACGCGGCAAGAAGATCAGGAAGATCGGAACTGGTCCTATTGCGGAGAGCTCAGGGCCGGGTCGGAAGGCGGCCACTGCTAAGCAGGAGCGAGCAAAGAGGCTGAGAAGTAAGCTAAGCGCGTCTATGAAGAAGAAGGCTGCGGGCCGCGAGCCTCACGGGGGTTACCCTTTCCCCTCTGTACCTTATAGAGGTAACGTAGGCATGGCTGATCCTAGTGGGATAGTGAATGCAAGCCGTTATCCAGCGCAACAGCATAAGCTTTCTACTAGGTATAGATATAAGAGGCGTTACGCAATAGATAAGGCCATGAACGCTCCGCGGATTAAAAGGGAGGCTGAAGCAGAGGCTAAAGCCAAGACTAGTCCGTCTGTAGGCCCTGGTCAGGCATCTGCCCGTGCAAAGCAGGTAGGAGGACTAAAGCCTACAAAGAAACAGTATTACTCTTATCTTGGAGAGACAGGAGCCGATACGAAGTCTGGGACTAGGGGAGTGAGTGAGCTAGAGCTTTCCTATAGAAGGCATGCGGTGCCAAGGAATGCGAGGAAGAAGTGGAGAAGAGGGAGTCTTAAGAAGGGTGGTTAGTCCAACTTTGAGCGAAGCATCCGCTGCAAGTCTGCAGCCTAAGGAAGCTGGTGCTGACAATACTAGAGTGGAGCTGGAACGTAGGCTCCAGCGCGGGCAGCTACTCACGCGGGCCGAGCTGGATCTTGCCGCAGCGAAGCAGTGGATTCAGCCTTGGATCGACTCGTTTAAGATCGCCGGCCAAGCCTTGGCACAGTTGAAGCAGCGGGCGAGTGAGATGGAACGGAAGGTTGTAGGGGCTGGGCTGGAGCTTGGGGGCCAAGCTATGGAAGCGTGGCCGCCGAGTAGTGGAGCCGGCAAAGTGGCCTTGGCGGTCCCTGGCAGATTCGCGGGAATGAAGGGGTTCTTGAAGGGTGGGCAGAAGACCGGCAAGGAGATGATGGGAGACCTGGGAGTGGGTGATGCGGTTAAGAGTGCTAAGCCTAAGTTCCATATGATTGAAGGGCCGGAGGAGCTAGCAAAAAATGCTCCGAAGAACTACAAAGTCGCTCCTGGTGCTGAAGGCCTGGTAGGAAAGACTGCAAAGGCAAGCGATGCGACGAAGGAGAGTATTAGGGCTGTCGTCGCTGCCAAGAAAGTTGGCGGCTCTAAGGACGCCATCGCTATTGACCTTCCTCAAACGTCTTTCGATCTAGATGAGGTGTTGGAGACTACGTCTTCGGCGTATTGGGGAGACTTGTGGAATGCTATGAAGGCTGCGGATGTATCCAAATTGTCTAAGGAGTCTACATTACTGTTTGAAAGAGCGCTTAGAACTCTTGAAAAAGGTATTATTTATGGAAGGGGAGAAACTGGAGGGCTCTTAGATGTGGATACAGTTATGAGTCTAGGACTTTCTATGAAGCCCTTGTATATACGTAAGAAGAAGGCATTAGATATCTTACGTAAGCATAGTGTATCTCCAGATACTGATATGACAGTAGATGGAGCTACTGGAGCTTCGGTAAAGGGCACTTCCTTTTTGAGTGAGTTAGGGGATAAAGATACTTATTCTGTAAAAGATTTATTCGAATGGTTAGGTTATTGATGCCTACTTACACATTCCAATGTATGAAGTGTGGAGGCTACGCAGACATGGTTCGCACTGTGGATGAGCGGAACAATACTGTGGCTTGCCGGTGCGGCACGCTGATGCAGCGGGTGCCGGAGCGGTTCGATGCGAGGGTATTCACACCGCACTTCGATGAGGCCTTAGGCGAGGATCTGCACTCATTCGCCGACAAGCGGCGTAGTATGCAGGAACTCGGTGTGGTGGAGACCGGCGATCGAGTAGGCGGCGCGAGGAACTTTGATAAGCATTCAGACGACTACATCACGAAACGACCGCTGCAAGGCATTAGGCGGAAGCAGGCTGACAAGAACTATGATCCAGTGGTTGAAGTGCTGGACGATAAGGACAAGGTCGTGGAGCGGAAGCGCTTCAGCGACTTGCCGGATTACGATCCAACTTAGGTGATTTTTTCACATGAGCGTTGGCAACGCACTAATATCCTATCTGGCGGAGGGATAAGATGTCTGAAGTAGTTGATGGACGAACGGACCAACTGGTTGAGGATACTTTCGCTGCTATGATGGAAGAGAATCCAGTCGACCATGAGGCCGTAATGGATGGCATAGTGACTGAAGGGGGCGAGGACGCTGATAAGGATGCACAGCCGGCGGCGGCTGCGGATTCTGACGGAGTCGTCCATGTTGGTGAAGCTTCGCCCCGCGAAGGCACTGACACTGTGCTGGCAAGGCTGGAAGAAAGCGATCCTGCCGCGCATGAAATAGTGCGTGGAATGCAGCAGAATATGACCAGGATGCAGAACGAGTGGAATGACTTGAGGGATAGCACGCTGGATACCCGACAGGAACTCCTGGATCGGCTGGAGATTATGGGGTCCGAGGATGAAGGGGAACCAGAGCCTGATCCTTTGGAAACTCAGGGGATTACTGAAGAGCATCTCAATATGTTCAAGACTATGGCAGAGCACTTGGATTACGTCCCACGCTCTGAGTTGGAGTCTCGAGACGTCATGGCTTCGGCTGAGGACTACACTAATACGATGTTGACGAAGGGTGTAGAAGAGTTCGGTGAGGATTTTGGTACCCTTAACGAAGATGGGACAGTGAGTGTGAAACCGGAGGTCCAAGAACGGTTGACTAGTCGGCTGGAAAGCCTGACTGATGCTTCGAAGGGAATTACGGCTTATGAGTTGTTCAAGTTGGAATTCGAGCCGAAACCAGAACCCGCATCTGAGGCGGCAGCGGTGGGGGAGGGTGGGGCGGTGCCTGACGCGCCGCGCACGACTCCGAGTCCTAATGCGAACGTCTTGCGCCGTAGTACTGGCAGCGGGCAGCCAGTGAAGATTTACGATCCCTCAAGGGGGGACACTCCAGAAGACGTCATTGAACGCGCGTTCACGCTGACGCGGCGGGAGTTAGGTGTTTAAATATAAAAGAGACGGGAGTCTCTTTAACTAGAGAAGGTATACATGGCAGGAGAAGGCGCACCTACCCTAACTTGGGCCACAGTACTGAGCGGCACTTTGATGAAGTATATCGAAAGTGGCGCGCTGTTGGACCAGGTACATAACCGCTCACCACTATGGCAGTGGGTGAGAGAGAAGGGTCGGCTTAAGACCCTTACGGGCGGTGAGAGGATAAGCGTCCCTGTGATGTATGAGGACAGTGGGAACTTTAAATATTACTCTGGGACCGAGCAGCTGAATGTGACCGGGTATGAGGGTATTACGAGAGCCTTCTATCCGTGGCTACAGGCGGCAACGGCCGTGGTGCTTTCGGGCATCGATCAGAGAGTCAATATGGGAGAGTCCAAAGTCCGAGACATCAGCAAGGACAAGATCATGCAGGCCGAGTCGGCGCTTGCGGATAACTTGGCGACCGGGTCGTATAGTGACGGCACGGGAACCAGTAATAAGCAGGTCGATGGCTTGGAAGCCATGATCGCGACTACTAACACGAGCGGGACGTACGCCTCGATTAACTTCGGGACGAACACGCTGTGGAGGAACCAGGTCACGACTGGTGTTGGTAACGCGGCGGCGAATCTGTTGGCTAATATGCGAGTCGTCTTCAACGACTGTGGTGAGGTCGCTGGAGTGCAGGGGCAGCCAGATGGTATTTTCACGGAGCAAGGTTCGGCGGAAGCGCTGGAGGCATTGGTTGTGCCGGCGATCCGTTACTCACCTGATGGTTCAGGTGAGCTCTCAATCAAGCCCACGTTCCGTGGCGCTTCGATCAATTGGGAGGCCAAGTGCACGTCTGGTATGCTTTACGTCATAAATTCGAATCACTTCTTCCACTTCGTTCATCGAGATGCGAATCTCAAGATGAATCCTGAAGGCTTCCAGCGGCCGATCAACCAGGACACGTTGATCGCGCAGTTGCTGTATCAGGGCAACTTCGGCACGAATCTTCGTTCCGCGTTGGGCAAGCTGACGGGTATAACCTAGAATAGGGGGGTAATATGGCTGCTGGAGATATTAGCTATGACACCGCCCCTGTGAGGCGAAGTGGGAACTTGATGGTTATCCACGGGACTATTGAAGTGGATGACACTTTTAGAGCCTTCGCGATTCTTGATACCAAATCCAGGATAGCGCACTGTGTGCTGACTCCTGAGGATGGGCTTGGGACTGCGGAGGTGGACATCAACTTGAATGCGTCTGGAACTGCGACCAATGGGACTATTGCTGTGATAGGCAATGATCCCACTGCGAACACTTTCCGCTTTCGGGTTGAATACGCGTAGGAGGAACTAGTCTTATGATGCTTCAAACCGTGAATCGCGAGATAGCTGAGAAAGTCTATATCGTGGTTCTGAATAATCAGTCAGCTGAACTGGCTCCTGGCGAGGTTGTGGAGTGGGATGTCCACACTACAGACTCGTATCAGGGGTATGCAGTGGAGTTGGTAGACGAGGCTATTAACGCGTCTTCTGGTATTGCTGGGAATAAGGTAGCAGGGGTTGTTGACTCTACTATCGCCACTGATGCTGTGGGCGTGCTGCAGGTCTATGGAGCGGCAAATGTTCGAGCCAGTGCTTCTATTGACGGCGGGAACATGGTAGTTGCCGGCTCAATTAACGCCACTAATATCGGACATGTGTCGAGCTATGCAGCCAGTACGGATGATGGGCTCGGTCTTATTGGTGCTCTAGTGGGTTGGACTCTGGAAGCAGGGCCTAATGCCACTAATGCGACGGTTATGCTGAGCATTTTGTAGCAGGGCATAGTGGAGGAGGGCATGAGGCTAGCCCTCCTCTGCTGTGATTTTTTCACACGAGGGCTGGCATGAAGAATGTATTAGTGATGGGAGCGCCTAGAACAGGGACGTCCTTGGTTACAAAGGTCTTATCAGAACATGGGTGGGATATAGGGGATCGATGCAGGAATAGTCTGGCGCATAGGGATCCTTCTTGTTATGAAGATCCTACAATGGTCCAGACGAATTATCAGATCTTTAGCAGCAACGAGGCACATCCAATGATGCCTTGTGATCATGTAAATGCAGCGATTAGTGCGGAAGCGTTAGAGATTCTTACAGAAGACAAGAAAGAGCCTTGGGTGATTAAGGACCCTTCGTTGAGTGTGACTTATCCATTTTGGAGGCAGCATTTTCCTGGCTGTCATGTAGTAGCGACTTTGAGGCATCCAGTGCCGGCAATTGAATCTATGATGAAGCGCAGCCACTTCCCGCACCACCGCTTTCCGCAAGTATGGTGGAGGTACACGCATAATGTGTTTGCTTGGGGAGAGATCTACAACAACGTCTCATGGGTGCATTTTCCGACACTGCAAGGAATGGAATCTGCTGTATCCGACTCTGGTGGACAGTACGATAGTACTATCTATGATAGAGTTTTTGATAGCACTTTGGTTCATGGGACTCCTCAGGAGATGGAAGGTAACTATAGTTATATGGAACATTTGTACTCTAAAATCTTTACGACTAAAATATCTAAGCGATAGAAAGGCTGGCACGTATGAGTGATGAAGAGAAAGTTCTAGAAGGACCTGAGTACGAGATCCCTGATGATGTTAAGATTCTCATAGGGACTCCGAATTATACGAATGAGTTCTCAAGCGAAGTCCACGCTAATCATGTGCATTTGAGTGTGGAGTGGTCGAAGTGGGGGCTTGACTTTAATCACATGATTATAGGCAGGACTTTCGTGCACTTTGCTCGTTCCCAGATGTGTGATATGACAGTTAAGGGCAAGTGGAGTCATCTGCTTTGGCTGGATGATGATGCGGTGATAGATGAGCATGTGCTGCCTAAGATGCTTGCAAGGGATTTGGATGTGGTAATTGCGCCTTATCCGATGCGCCGGCCCGCGTATGAGATCGGTATCTTGAGATCGACGGCTTATAGCTGTCTTGACTGCGGCTGGTATGGGTTTATTGTATTCTCGTATGCGGAGGACAAGGTAGTGTTTCTTGATAGCCTGAAGCCCGGCGATATAGACGAACATGGGCCTAGAGGCTGTCCTCCGAATGATGATGAGGTGCATTGTCCTAAATGCGAGTCTGAGAACCTGTGGAGGGATTTTCATAATCACAAGTCTTATAAGAATGTGTCGATCTTTCACAATGTCTCGAAGGGTGGGCTGATGGAAGTGGATGGAGGCGGGACGCACTGTATGTTGGTAAAGACTGGAGTGTTCGAGCACCAGGGAGAAAAGGGCGGGCCGGATACTATGCCGCCTGAAGTACAGAAGATTGTGGATCGTATGAGGGATAGTTTGAGTCCTGAGGAAGTGGAGCATTATAATCATTACTTGGGGGATTTGCCGGACGAGACGCAGTCGTTCAAACAAGAGGATAAGGCCGGCAAGCCTTACTTCCTGATGCCCAAACGCGGCACTGAAGATATGTACTGGTGTTATAGGGCTAGGCGTAAAGGCCTTAAAATCTACATGGACAATGATGTCTTCGCATCTCATGTAGGCTTCCCGCAAGTCATTACAAAGGGCTTTAGAGAGAGAATCGAAAGCCAGGGCTTGCATAAGAGTAAGGACAAGCAATTCGGTGGGAATCCTAATACAGTGGAGATCATGGACCAAAAAGGTGATGGAAGTCTTCCACTACGGCAGGCTGGTGTTCATGCGCGTAAGGCTAGTTCGTTGATATGAATAGTGATGAGGCTGTAACAAGTCGTTATGATACTAGCCCTTTGGTCAAGTATAATGTTCTGCGATGTAAGTCGTGCAGAAGAGGCTTGGTCGTGATGGGAGTAGACGCCCCTGATAAGTATTGTAAAAAGTGTGGGTCAAGGGGACCTTGGACGAACGTATTAGGTCCTATCTCCCTTATAGAGACTCTGAGTATTTTACGTAGGACAAGAGGACAGTTAATGCTGGTTAACCCTGGCGGGCGTTTAGAGAGTTTACTCAGGAGGGTTTTGTAGAGTGCCTAAGAATGGAGTGTTTACGAAAGAAGAGATGGTTTTATCAAGATCTTATATGAGCAAGTGTAAGCCTCCGTCTATGGAGGCTAAGAATGGTACGAGGGTGAAGCTATGGGCAGACGTAGATGCTGAGACTCCTGTGGCAGAAGGCGGGACACTGAAAGTTGAGCCTAATGCGCTGGTTTGTCGTGGGGATAGGGGAGATAAGGAGTATAGGGTTATGCCTATATTTCCGGCGCGCGCTATAGAAATTCAGCATCTTAAATTATGGAGTGTCGATGAGGGGTCGGCTTCGGTGCTTACGAGTATGGTATATAGTCTCCAGCCTGAATTAGTGGTGGAAGTTGGAACTAACTGGGGCCGTAGTACTAGAGCTTTAGCTGAGGGATTGTCTATGAATGGTAAAGGTCACTTGTGGACTGTGGATATGATAGATTATGATATTCACAATAGCGGAGCATTGCTAGAAGATCAGAAGGACTATGTAACGCAGATTGTAGGTAGCACTCCTGACGTATATACGAATGATGAGACGTTAAGAGATATGAAGGGAATTGAGTTAGCCTTCTTGGATGGAGAGCATACAGCGGAGGGAGTGGAACAGGACCTGGAGTATGTAGACGCTCATAGAGCTATGGAGTGCTTAGTTATAGTGGATAACGCTAGGGATGATCAGTGGGATACCGAAGCGGAGTTCTTTAATACTTATGATAAGTATCCTCATATCAACATTCCCACTATGTGTGGGTTTGAGTTGATATGGATGGCGGATAAAAGCGTGCAACAGCGAAAGGGAGTTTGGAATGGCAATTCATGCGCCTAACGCGAGAACTGCAGCAGCCTTCAAGGGCGAGAATGATATATCCAACTCGGAGCATTATCAGAATGATGCAGTGGATGAGACAGATGTGGAAGTGCGAGCTGGTGCAGTCGTGTTGACTGGATATGAGTTGCATAACACGACTGGCTCAGACGCCTTCCTACAGCTATTTGATGCTCTGGCCGCCAACGTAACAGTCGGAACGACTGCGCCTGATTACGTTATTACGCTTGCGGCGAATGCAGCTCGGGGTCGATCGTTTACGAAGCCGTTGGAGTTCAAGAACGGCCTGACGATTGCCGGGACTACGGCTTGGGCCGGCAACACTGGCGCTGCCATCGACGTATCGTTGGACTTTGCTTAACTGATGTGAAATAATCACACGAGGGGAGTAGCTAATGCCTGTAACGATTGATATGGAAACTCAGGTCGATCCTTCCGATCATGATCTGGAGAATGGAGTGGATCTAGTCCTGGATGATGCGGCGCGAGGGCAGGTCGTGATGACTAAGTTCATTACGACTAATCCTAATCGCTATGGATTCCGGCCCGAAGGGGAGTGGATCGACCAGGTCACCACTGACGTAGGTGGCGGGAAGAAGAGCGCTAGGATTCTGACTACTGGCCTGGACGGACAACCAAGGTCTGTGAATATAGACGATGGCCTTATCATAGACATGGTCGGAACACTTACTCGCGTTGTCGGCTTGCTTCCTGGCCGTCCTCCACTAGACGAGTCGGAGATAGATCTCTATATCGAGCAGACTGACGAGCCGGTGCCTTTATTCCAGCAGTGGGACTTTAGGGTGACACGGGTTCGGAAGACTAACGGCCCGGAAGGCCGATTGAGTCTGACTCGTTCCGAGGAACAAAAGCGTTTGAAGGCCCAGACCGAGATGCTGGATACACAGGCCGAGATGATGGAAGCGTTCCGGCAGATGTTTTCTGCTGGGGCGCAGCAACTTAATTCCGATGGCGAGCTGGCACCTAAGGCCCAGGCCGCGCTGAATGAAGGAGTAAAGGCACTCAAAAAGGGATAAGCCTACCATGAACTTCGGGGAAATTGTTGATCGAGTTCTGGATCTGTCTGGTCAAGGCAGTGGCGGTGCCTTTGAAAAATTGGTAAAGTTCGGGATTAATGCTGCGTATTTGAGAGTACTAGACACGGGCCTGATCCCGCATGAGCATAGGGAATTCACACTTGCGTCGGTGGCAGATACGTCTCAATACGGCTTGCCGCTTTATGTTCGGAAGGTGCTGAACCTTGAAGATCCGACGAATGACATCTCGCTGTGGACGACTAGTGCTAGACAATATGATCAGTCTTATCCTGGTACTTCAGATAGCGGGACTCCTAGGCTTTCTTATTCTCTTGGAACGCGGGGGGTAGAGAAGTTTCCGGCAAGCGATGGGACGCTGTCCCTGGTCAGCGACGACACAGGCGATGATGGGTCGAACTATAAGGTCCGAGTTACTGGGTTTAACACTAGTGGAGTGCTGGTCACTGAACAGGTGACGATGGATGGCACGACTGCGGCTACCACGACGAATAGCTATGATTCGACCCTTGGAATAGAACGCATCGCTAAAGAGCCGGCTGAGGGTATTACATTCAGTGGTAATATTACCGTCAAAGACGATGACTCGAACACGATCTCCATCGTGCCGATCTGGTGGGACTCGCCTGATTACGTCTGGATCGAGTTCCATCCTATTCCTTCTGCAGTGATTACTTACACGGTCCGAGTGGAGATGCGTAAACCACCGCTGGTGAATGATGGAGACTGGCCGGAGTTCGATCAGGAATTCCATGATCTGCTGGTATGGGGTACTACGCAGGAACTCTTGCCGGCATTTGGGAAATCTCCGGTGGCGGATAGGCATAGGGCTTCGTTTGATCAACGTCTTAAGGACTTCCGGCGAGAGAAGGATGCTACGCCGAACGCTGTATGGACGTTCTCTAACGTGCAGAATCGTGCCGGCTATGGCCAGCGCCCGCACAGGCCGCTGATTCCTGGTGTAGATGTCGGACTGGGGACTGCGACATGAAAACTGTAAAACTTTCACAAGATATGTCGGAATTAGTGGCTATCGCGGCGATTAAGTCTACTCCCTTGTCTATCTTGATCGTTCCTAAGATACAAGTCGATGATGAAGGAGGATTCACATGGACTGGGGAAGCGGATATTCGATGCAAGGGGATAGTGCCCAATCCTAAAGGCCGTGCCTTCACTATCGCGGTCTTGGACCTAGTTGCAGACCAATTGAGGCAAGGATGACTGTAGCCTCGAGTAGGGTATCAGAGCAGCTCATTACAAGCCCTGTATTCAGGGTGCGAGGGCAGAGATCTGGATATACGTATCCTAATGAGAACTTGACTCCAGAGCATTGCGAGGTCCTCAGGGATGTGAATATTTCAGAGAGGGGGATTGCTCAGAGCCGATATGGAACGGCTTATTACAATTCGACTGTTCTGGCTGGCAGTGAAGTGGCGACCGGACTGTGGCAAGGGACTTTTAAGAATGGGGACGTGAAGCAAGTAATCGTCACGCCTACGAAGGTGTATTCAGATGATGGGACTACGAGGGTAGATATTACCGGAGCGGATCTAGCCGGCGGCGCAGACGATCGGGTCCAATTCGTCTTCGTCAAAGACACCCTCATTATTAATAACGCAGTGGATGATCCTAGAACCTGGGGTGGGGATGATACTACCCCGACCAACACTGCTGACCTGACTACGATTCCTTTTACCAAATGCAATGCTATGATGGTTCATCAGAACTTGCTCATAGCTATGGGAACGACAGAGAGCGGAACGTACTTCCCGACTAGATTCAGATGGTGTGATATAAATAGACAGAACTACGTAGTGGACATTAACACCTGGCTCACGGATGATTTCTATGAGATATACGACGGCGGTCCAGCGATCGTCGGAGGCGTTGACAACTGGGGTCTAGCGTTGGTGTTCAAAGAAGACGGCGTGTATCCTGGCCAGATCGTATACGGCCCCCTTGGATACTATGACTTCCAACTCGGCCAGCCGCAGCATGGATTTAGTCCTGTATCGAATATGAGTTTGGTGGCTAGGCCTGAGTTCGTGTTTGGAGTGGCTCGGGAAGGGATCTTCGTCTTACGTCCTGACATGTCCTTTGAGATCGTGAATACTCATGATTCTGATGAGTGGTTTGGCTTGAACCAAGGCAGGTTGAAGTTCGCCCAATCCTATGTAAGGGAGAAGGACCATCAAGTCAGGACGATCGTGTCGTCTTCTGGGAATACTACTAACCATGACTTAGAGTTGGTCTGGGACTGGGAGGATGGGGATTTGTGGCTAGATCGGCCCAGCGTGAAGAAGAACTACGTGCGTAGTGCGATAGTGAGTAATGAGGAACTGGACTGGTTTGCCGGGACGGATAGTTATTTATATCAGGGGAATAAATCTACGTATCTGGATGATAATGGCACTGGGTTTAATTGGCGTATTAAGATGACTCCGAATGACCTGGACCTGCCGGGAGTGAACAAGCACTTCGTTAATCTGGTCACACTTCATAGAAAGCGTGCCGGAGCTCAGATCCTCAATGTGAAGGCTCACATTAATGAGGGGCGATCTGGAATTGCTTCTGGGCAGCTGATGGTTGGAGCGGAGTATCAGTGGAATACGGGGATTAAGTGGAATAGCGGCAAGAAATGGCCTGGCGCAACGTCTAAGCGAGCGGATTTCTTCGTAAATCTTACAGGTGAGACTATCGCTCCAGAGTGGTCCAGTGATGACCCTGCGAATGTGATAGGCTACCAAGTTGAATATATTCCATTAGAGGGATGAACGCATGGCGACTATAACTGTTCCTGACACTGACTTGCCGGATCCTGGCGATGATATGGATGCGGAGCAGGTAAGGGATTGGATAACTAATGTAAGAACCTTCCTCGAGGGGACGAATATTGACGAAGCTAATGTAGACTTAACTGGCTCAGATGGTGTTGTAGGTAAGTCTACGGCGCAGACTATTACAGGGTTGAAGAGCTTTGAGAATACTGCGGCAGCCGCTGGCGGGATGCGGGAGGTGGCGCAGTTTGGTCTAGATCCATCAAGTGGAACCGCAGCGGGTAATGATGGAGCACGGATTGTCTTCTATGGAGACGATGATGGGGGAGCTGAGACTGACTTCGCTCAGATAGATGTAGTGTTTTCTGATGTGAGTGCAGGGAATGAAGATGCTCAGTTTAAGGTAAATACAATGGTCAGTGGGACTTTGAGGAACATCTCGACTGCCTCAGATGGAACCCACACAATGTATGCTTACCAAGCCGCTGCGGCCTCGATTCGAACTATGTTGGTGCTGGATTGGGATCCTTATGACGGATCTAACCTGACTGACAACTCGTCTGGTATAGGCATCAACTTTTCTATGCCGGACTCTGCAGATAATCAGGATACGTTCGCTTCTCTAGATGTCCTATGCGTAGACGACACGTCCGGGAGTGAAGATGGAGAGTTTAGCTTCAAAGTGATGGTAGGAGGGACAGAGACTGAAGTGTTGACGCTTCAGTCAGGACTGACCACAACAGGGACAGTGTTGAATCTCTCTACTGGAGAGACGACAGTTGTAGACGGGGATATTCTAGGAAGGATCGATTTTCAAGCTCCGCTTGAAGCCTCTGGGACGGATGCTATACTGGTATCAGCAAGTATATGGGCTGAAGCGGATGCTACATTTGATGCCTCGACGAATACAACAAGTCTGGTTTTTGCCGCAGGCACTTCAGAAGCTGCTGCTGCTCAGATGCGGATGAATACTACGGATTTGTCTCCGGAGACCAGTGATGGATTAGCACTAGGTACTACGGCTTTAATGTGGGCAGATGTATTCTTGGCTAGCGGGGCGGTTGTCAACTGGAACAATGGTGATGTTACTCTTACGCATAGCGCTAATACGATTACGGTTGCTGGAGGAACCTGGGCTACGGCAGCGTTGACGGCTACTACGATTACAGGATCTGGAGTTCTTTCTATTGATGATATTACGGAGTCTACATCAACTACTACAGGCTCTATTCATACAGATGGCGGACTTGGCGTAGCCGGCGATATCTATGCTGGGGATGACATCTTCCTAGCCTCCGGCGCGGTGTGGAATTTCAATGCAGGAGATGTGACTGTTACCCACAGCGCCAACACGCTAACGATAGCTGGGGGAGATGTGGTCGCTAATACAATTACTGGCAGCTCACCTGCTGGACCCGCGATCATTGGAGATGAAAACGCTACAGCGACAAACCCCACATTGATTCCAAACAAGGCTGAAGAGGACACTGGCATTGGTTGGGCCGCAGCAGATACCTTAACAATGGTTACAGGCGGCACAGAGCGGATGAGAATTGACTCTGCGGGCAAGGTTGGAATCAATAAGACGCCAGAAGCCTGGACCTCCTTGTTCGATGTGCTCCAGATTGGTGGAAATGGATCAATCTTCTCTACTGCCACGGAGGCGGCAGGGAACAACATGTCGATAGGTGTAAATACCTATTACGATGGCTCCTGGAAATACATATCCACTGACGAGGCCTCGTATTATCAGCAGGGCAACGGAGCGCATTATTGGGCATACGCTGTCTCAGATACGGCTGATACGGTTGTTTCATGGCTTCCAGTCCTGCAAACTACGGCACTGGGGAGCACCCTGATAGGCAATGGCGGCATTGCCACCAATTCAACAGACGGATTCCCTTACATACCTTCAATGGCCGGTGCACCATCTGGCACCCCCACGGACCACAGTAATCGCTCTGCGATAGTGCATGATACAACCAATAATAGACTGTATGTATACGACCATGTATCCAACGCATGGCAATACGCTTCTCTGACATAGGAAACAAGACAATGGCCGCAACGATCAATTTATCAAGCTCGCGACAAGCCTCGATGGATGCCTACGCCAAGGCCAATGGGACCACTTCCACGGCGCTGATTCAGAAGTGGGCTGAAGGCGAGGCTGACGCTCTGGCTGAGAATGATGTGAATAGTTGGTGGAACAGCAAAACGCTCGCAGAGAAAGAGGCAATCAAGGCTGCATGAACCGGCACCCCAGACGATTCTTGGCTGGTGCAACTATTCAAGTGGATACTTAAATGACTCCGCAGGATACAAAAGCCAAGAAGACCCGGCAAAACACTCGTGACCAGACTACTATCATCTGCACTAGTGTTATGGCTATTGTTTCAGCTATGTTCCCAGACATTCCTGATGGAGCTACAGAAGGAATGACAGGCTTGTTAATCGTTATGACTCATAGGGCCCATCATGGCATCTGATGATATAGGAAACAGTTGGGAGAAATATCAGAAACTGGTGTTGAGTTCACTGGACCGCCATAATGATCTCTTGGAAAAACTCAGGGATGAGATCATTGGGCTGAGAAGTGATATGATAGCCCTTAAGGTCAAAGTTGCCCTTGTGGGCATAGGGACCGGGACGGTGGGAGGCGGGTCTATGGTCTATCTAATAAAGTTTATAGGCGGGGAATGATCTCGTATTTTATAAGCACCCCCTTAAGGAAAGGTGGGCACTGTGAAGTGGATGCTTTTGTTCCTAATCCCCTTGTTTGCCTGCTCCTCCAATCCAGTGGCTTCAGTCGAGGAGGTGGACATTCTTCATGGGATTGTAAGCACTCGAGATTCCAGCGTCAGGACTGCAGTCAAGGACCATGATGCTATTGTAAGATTCTCCTTCCACAGTGGAGATTGGAGATTTACTCGGAAGTGGGAAAGCGGGTTTCAGGACATGGAGCAGGAGGGGACTTATGATTTTGCGTATTGCACAGACAAGTGGACCTGTACGTATTTCTTTGAGAGCGAAGATGGTAAACGTTATGATTATAGAACAGGGTGGCATACAATAGAAAGCGCTGTGTGGTATGCTACTGTTACTGTGGGAAAGCGTCATGTGCTGATGGGAAGGACTATTTATGATATAGTAGTGGATCCCGCCGCGGTTGAGTAAGCTGTATTAACTGATGTGATGTTTTCACACGAGAGGAATGCAAAATGGCTGAGCAGAGGGAAACGGAAGTGGTGGAATTGCCGGACGGGATAGATTTTAATCAGGCTCTCTATGATATGAACAGGAAGCCCGTTACGGAGATCTTCTTTGAGGATGATGACGAAGAAAGGGGGAATCATCTCCAAGCTAAGTTCCAACTCACGAAGCGTCTGTCAGAC